ATAATCCAGTAAAATCAAGGATTTAAGGTGATGTATGATGCGGCTGAAATCGTAAGAAAGTAAGCCGCTAGTACATTATTAATACATTATTTGTATACTCATATTAGTACACTTGATACAAACTATCTTATTTTTTCAATTTCAGTTTGAAGCCAGCTGAACTCACGCTTAGTATATATTTTCTCGGTTATATCATTAATAGAATGACCGACCATATATTTAATAGCATATTCATCAACTTTATATTTCTTGGCTTCAGTTATAAAATGTTCACGACCGTCATGCGGTCTATGACTTGGGTTTAAATCCAATGCTCTTATTAAGTTTTTAAATCGTGTTTTATATTTATCATATGTCAATCTGTAATCATTTTTGATATAAGCAGGCTCACGGCAATTGACTAAATATTCACTTCCTATGCATTTGGCTTCATTATACAACCGTTGAACTAATGGACGAATTTTTGTGTGAATTGGAACTGGGCGATTAATACCGGCTTTGGTTTTCATACCACCGACAAAAATCCAATTCGTCAAATCTACATTTTCTATTTTGAGATTGAGAAGTTCTTGCGGTCTCCATCCTGAATAACATTGAACTAAAAGTACATCGGCATAGGGCATATCATAATTCTTCCATAGTTTACACATCTCTTGAACACTAAACGGCATATGTTCGACTCTTTCATTTTCTATCGCTTCTTGTATTTCTTTGGATACATTAAAAGAACGAGCATAATTCACCGTAACAATTTCATGTTCTAAAGCATAATCACCCATTAAATTAAATATTGATTTAATTCTATGTTTAGTAGTTGGTGATGGCTTACGTGTTTCTCCCTTATATTCGAAAGTACCTTCTTCCATGCATCCTTTAATATGCCTCGATCTAATATCTTTAAATCTCATATCGTATACAGACGAGCAGTAATGCCACGCTGCAACTATCGATCGTCCGTATGATTCATTTTTGGTTTTCATGAACTCAGGAAACCATTTTTCATAGATTTCTTTAACTGTCAAATCTTCATCCAAATCATATGGATTCTTATTATATTCCACTAAAGCAGCATAAGCTTCATTATAAGTAGAGAAGTAAGATACTGGTTTTAATGGTTTACCAATAGGTTGACCAGTTGATGTTTTACCAACTGTAACCATTGCTCGAAACGGTCTTCTTAAATTGCGATTCTTTATTTCCGTTATTCTTCCGAATCCGTTTGGTAGACGCCTCCTTTTTGCATTCTTTTTTGATGATTTTACTGTTTCTTCTACAGCTGTTTTTATTGGGTATCCGCAATGCGGGCATGAAACAGCTTTGTCACTTACTTGTAGTTCACATTCTGGACATTGTATTAACATAGTTACCAAACCTTTCCAGTTGATTTTTATGAACTTGCCGTATAAAGTTATATACCATAAGGTGTACTAACGAGTCAAGTAGTACATGTGATGAAAAAATTGGAGGTTTTAAGTTATGAAATGTGAATGCGGCGGTGATATGAAACACCACGATAAGGCGGTTAGAATCGTTAGGGAGAAGGGCGGTGCAAAACATCGTATTTACATAGAACGAGTAAAATGCGAAAAATGCGGAAAGATTAGAAGGATTTTTCCAGAAAATGTTTTACCTCACAAACAGTATGACAAAGAAATTGTCGATGGTGTTAAAGAAGGGCTGATCGATAGCGATACTCTTGGATTTGAAGACTATCCTTGTGAATTGACTATGAAGCATTGGAGAGAAGAGTTTGCTATGGAATTCTGTCCGCATATTTTACAAGCTCCTATATGGAATACATATGAAAGGAGTGTTTAAATGTTAGGATTAGCAATTTTTTTCACAGGAGCGGCGGTTTACTGTTGGATAAAAGTATTTTCCGACAATGACTAAATTTCAAAGAGATTCAAAGATTAGAGCCTATCAAGGGCTCTTTTCTTTTTTTTTTGCCAATTTTATCCATGTATTCTTTTTAACAAAACGTCACACGAGTCATAGAATAGCCATTGAAAGGAGATGGTTGTAATGGAACAAATTGAGTTTGGCAAGGGTGGCGTTCCGGTAAGAATCGTGGCTGAAATATATGGAAAAGACCCTTCTTGGATAAGAGCTGGTCTTATAACCGGATATTTACCAATAGGGAACGCAACAAGAAACGGTCAGGTGATAACGTCAATTGACCAAATGAACAGTAAGTTCGGCAGAATAAACTATTATATTTCACCGAAAAAACTGTACGATGAAACAGGTTATATTTGGAAAGGAAGAAAGTAATTATGAGAACAACCGTATCAAAGAAAAACAAATATTGGATTAGCAGACACAGATATTTGGAACTTTCACATTTCTGTGCTCAGTATAATGAATGGATTAAAATTCGAAAAGATCTGGAAGGACTTCAGAGAGCTGTAGTGGCTACATATTCAGTTCCGAACAAAACTGATATTTCTGATCCAACTGCAACTACTGCCGAGAAGATTCTGTTCTATAGTGAGCGAATCGACATGGTGAATAATGCAGCAAAAGAAGCTGATCCGATACTTGCTAAATACATAGTAAAGTGTGCAACAAATGGATATTCATACGACAAATTAAGAGCTAAAGAGAAAATACCGTGTTGTAGGCAGGTATTTTACGAGGTGTATAGATGCTTCTTCTGGCATTTGAGTAATGCGCGAAAATAGCACAGACTTATATGAAAGGAGGTAGACATCATGAATTATGGTATGTTATTAGAAGATGTCAAAGAAGTGTCCAAAGACAAATTGAAAGAGGTTTCTTTCAGAGTTGATGAAGAGTTCATCCAGTATGTAAAGGAACTCAATATTGACGATGACATTAAGAAAAATCTTATCAAGAAATCTAAGGACAGAGCATTCTTTGACATGCTGCTGATTAATGCACTTAAAGATTAAGTGTTTACCAGCTTATTAAAACCGAGAGGGTATTCGCCAAAAACGAATGCTCTCTTAGTTTTTGCAAAATTATTTATTGATGGAGTTACCGATTATATTTGACATGTGTTCATAGGATGCTCTACGATCGGCAAGTGCTTCATCAAGTGATTTGTCACCGTATACATCCTGCACTTGTTCAACGGTCCATACATCGCCGAACTCACCAGTGGTTTCGATAAATGTATCGATTTCAATCTTATTCATACTAAATACCTCCTTCTGCGTTGTGGAGATTCATTATACATCAAATCACATCTAAATACAATGCGCATATTTTACAAATCGCTTTATGAGAACAAACAATAAGGAGGTAACGAATATGTTATTATTTGGAGCATTAGTAGCAGCGTTGATACTTATAGGAATTATTGTAGCGGTTGTTGTAGGGACAGCTGGCATAGCATTCTTTGTAGTATTCGGCGATGTAATTGTATGCATCGCAATAATAGTATTTCTGATCAAACTTATATTTGGAAGAAAGAAAAAATAAGAGGGCATAAGAGACTTTAGGCGAGACTGACCGGGTCTCTTAGCTTTTGTTTATGTGAAAGGAGAAATATCATGAGTATAGAAAAGAAAATTAATAGTATTAAAAGCGAAATTGAAAGGCTTGAAAATGAGCTTCAAGAACTAGAAAAAGAAAATGTACATTTTTATACACTGGTCATGTATTCACATGATGACATGCTCAGGAATTATTTCCAAATATCTGATAAGGCTATATCTGAAGCGGAAACAAAGAGAATAATACAAGATGAATATTGGCATTATGCAGATATTTACCGTATTGGATATGTTCTGATATCAAAGGAGACCAATCGAAAAATTGGTGATTTGGTCGCACTTAGATTGATAAAAAGAAATATTAATAGGTGTCGAAAACAAATCAATAGCTTTTGTGACTTGGACGGCTTAGATATTTTTGAACAACAACTCGATAAAACTGTAGAGAAATTGAATTGGGAAATCAATGCAGTGGTTGATATCAGTGATGTGACATTCGTAGATTTTGATGATTAATTTTTAGGAGAGATATTTTATAGATATAACGATATCATTTGATCGCAGATCATACCAATGGTGCAAACAAGAATATGTCAATTTAGTCAGATTGAAAACTTATGAAAAACAGTTAAATAGACAATTGGAGTCGTATAAATATGTATTGTTACGAGATGTATTTGAAGTACTAGGTATCCCTGTAACTAAAGAATCATTAACTGCTGGTTGGGTATATGATACGATGAAGACCGGCTTTTTTGAATTTAAACTTCATCCTAAATCAAATGGTGTGATTGAAGTCATATTATCAGATATGGAAAAAGATATACGATATGCATTTCCTTCAGGAAAATCTTTTCCAGGGTTATATTCTTTTTCTTAAAGTTTATGCTATAATTATATTTCTATGATTTATTGGGGGTGATTAAAATGAACATACATGGAATAGAGTATGATTCAATGCTGAATGGTGATGGATTAAGAGCAATTATTTGGGTGTCTGGGTGTAATCATAAATGTCCTGGATGCCAGAATCCACAGACATGGGATTCGAATAGTGGAAGTCCTATTACTACAGATGACTTGAATCGCTTATTTAATTATTTGGATAAAGGTTATCCATCTGGTGTAACGCTCTCTGGCGGTGATCCATTATTTCCGGAGAACCGTAGTACTGTGTTATATTTGTGCAAGTTATTAAAAGAAAAATATCCAAATAAAACGATTTGGATGTATACGGGATATTTATATGACGAAGTTAAAGATTTGGAAATTCTGAAATACGTAGATGTGCTGGTAGACGGACCATTTAAGAAGGATTTGGCAGATGTAAATTATCACTGGGCTGGCTCCACAAATCAGAAGGTAATCAATTTACATCACGCAGCAATCCAAAATGTATGATATTTTGTTATGGAAGAAAGGAGCAAAGTTGATGAGTTTATTATGGACTGCCGTAGTCTTATGTGTTGGCATGATATTTGGAATCTGGTTATTCAAGATCATATTGCCTACAGGAAAGTTACTTATTGATCGTACAAAAGATAATAAAAATGTAATGACATTTAGTCTTGGATCACTTGACCCAGATGAATTAGTGAAGCACAAAGTGATGCTGATTCGGATAAAAGAAGTTACGCGGAAATAGCATGTCCTTATATGAAAGGAGTGATATTTTATGAAGAAAACTATAATATTCGATGAAAGATCGCCAAGATGGGAGAATAATGGACGTATTAATGGGTTAACACTGGCAGATTACGAGTACTGGCTAAACGATATGCTACAAACGAACAGGTGTTTATTATTACGAGATGTATATGAACAACTGGGTATTCCGATAACAAGAGAATCATTGGTTGCAGGCTGGGTAATTAGTTCGGTACCGCATTTTGAATTCGAATGTCATCTTAAACCAAATGGTGCGATTGAAATCATATTACCAGAGATGGAATCAGATATACGATATTTGTTTCCTTCAGAACAAGAGTCCTAAACAGGGGCTCTTTTCTTTTTGCGCTTTTTTAACATTCCCTTATATGAAACAAATTTATATTTCAACGAGAAAGGAGAAATTTTTATGAGTAACGAATTGTTGGATACGGAGATTAAGAGGTTATTTAGAGAACTTGAATCCAAAACTCCGGGTAGTAAAGAGTATAATGACGTACAGGATTGCCTGAACATCTTATACAAATTGAAGTTGGAAGAAGACAAGAACCATGAAAATGCTGAAATTCAGCGTCGGAAAAATGAGGATGATAAAGAGTATCAGAATCGTGATATTGACTTGAAAGAACAGCAGATTCAGGAGAACAAGGCTTTCAACTGGATAAGATTTGGAGTAGATGTGGCAGGCATTGCTTTACCATTGATATTCTGCAGAAAGACCTGGAGAGAAGGACTCAAGATTGAGAAATTAGACCAGTTTATCGGATCTCCATCAGCAAAAAATGCATTAAAATTCTTCACACCGTGGAGAAAAAAATAAGTTTCAAAGCGAGGGATCATGTATTATACATGGTCTCTTGATTTTTCTTCAATATTCAATTCCAATGTGATATACTACAAATATCTATACGAAGGAGGAATGCGATTATGAGTAAACAGTACTGCCCTGAGTGTCACATTGAAATGGATTATAAAGCTAAAGATGAGTATTGGATATGCCCGGAATGCGGTCATACTACTGATTTGGATGACGTGAAACTGGGTATTGATTATCCAACATTGGAATCTACGTATGAAGATGAAGAAGAATCATATGATCCGGAAGCAAAGTATGAAGATGCATATAGAAGAAATGAGGAGTTTCCGGGAATCAATTATGATGAATTGTATAAGGAGGATTGAGCGTATGAAGAAACTTAAATTGTTATATATCAGTTTATTGTGTGCTTGTATGATTATCGGTGTTATACCAAGTGCGAATGTTCAAGCTGCTGATGATGGTACAGCTGTTATTTTAGCACAAGAGTATTCTACTAAGGCTAGCGGAGTTGGTTCGTTGTTTTATGATGCCATAGCATTTGACATGGCCAATCTTAATCCTACTTATACGTATGATATTTATTATAAGAAATATGGCGCGAAAAAATATCGTTTTTACAAAAGCTATTCTGCAAAAGGCAATGAAGAAGATGCTTTTTGGGAAACATACATGGCCGTTTCTCAAATTAGATATCACAATGTTCATAGAATGTGGCTTACAAGAACCGCAGCAAATACCAAGTATTGTATTCGTGTAAAAACTAGGGAAACTGGCAGATGGTCTAAGACCGGAACATTTTGGTCGGCAGCTAAGAATCCTAAATACAAACGAAATGGCAGACGTTTGACATGGAGTAAAACAAAAGGAGCAGCTGGCTATATTGCAGAATCTCGTAAATACGTATGGTACGAATGGCATGACGGTGTACCTGTATATTACGGAAACTACAAATTTAATGATCAAGTTTTATCAGCTAATAAACGTTCAATACTTGCCCCAAACGGATATAGTGCACGAAGTGCATACGCCTACACTAAGCATGGCAAATATTATTATGTTGACGGATACGGCTGTTTTAAAAACAAGAAAGAACTGAAGATTGTTCCTGGTTTTCCAGAGGAAGCTTATAAACTTCGTAGACGAGTTGGATTGGATAATTTAATTTATTATTAATTCGCATCGATTACATCCCCTTATATGAAAAAACTTTATAAGGAGGATTATGAAATGAGCGAAAAACAGGTATCATTTGAAGATTTCCGTAAGGAACAAAAGAAACGAGAACGTAAGGAGAAACTCTGTAACGGGGTGAAAAAATGTACAGATTGGATTCAGAACAATAAAGAAATCGCAATTGGAATCGGAACGTTTGCTGTTGGTGCAGGTGGATCTATGATAAAAGGTCTGGCTAAGCGACAGAAAGTGAAAGAAGAGAAACAATTGAAAAATAACTATTGCTATGATCGGAGTCTCGGACATTATTGGAAACTCCGCAGAGAGCTGACGAACGAAGAGTGGATCGCAATCGATAAGCGGAAACGGAATGGTGAACGGTTAGGTGATATTTTAGCCGAATTAAAAGTATTGAAGTAATTTTATATAAGAGCTTGTGCTTAATTGCATGGGCTCTTATTTTTTGTTCTTTCGCAAAATTTACATGCTCCTATATGAAAAACTATATTTTAGGAGGATAAAATCATGAAAGGTTGGATTAACGGAGTAACATTATTTATGAGGTATTTTTCTTATATTTGTGTATGGTTTGCATTTGTAATGGCACTTATGTCATTCGATATACCAACGCACGGCTTTGGCTGGGTGATGTATGTCATTGGTGTAGTGTGCATTTCGTCATATATGACCATACGAGTTATAAGAACAGCTGAAAGAATGTTTAATGACAATCCGAAACAGAAACAATTATCTCGCAGATAGTTTAAGAAGAGAGGTCTACATTGACTTCTCTTTTTTTCGCGATTTTTACAATCTCCTATATGAAACAATGATCTGCGATTAAGAAAGGAGAAATTATGAGTGAACGAGTTACAGCTGATGATGTAAGGCATGTGGAAACAAAGATTATCATGACCGAAGATAAGATGTTTCGAGAAAAGAATTACTACAAGAAGCTGGAAATCAGAGAAGAGATTATATTTCTGAGGAAGAAATTACAGAAGATGCAGTTTCTATTTAAAGAGGGCTAATCAAGCTCTCTTTTCTTTTATGAAAGGAGTCGTTTATGAAAAAACCAAACAAATTCTATGCAAGAGTAAAACGTGGAGCACCAACTATATTTACGGTACTAAGTGTTGCTGGTGTGATTGCTACGGGTATTTTATCGGCAAGAGCAGCAAATAATACCCGCAATACCGAAAAGTCCGAGAAATCAACAGTCGATAACTTCAAAGAAGGATGGAAGAATTATATTCCAGCTATTGCAGTTGGTGGAGTTACGATAGTTTGCTCCATTAGCTCCAATGTACTTAATCGACATCAGAGAGTAGCTCTTGTCAGTGCATATACGTTGGCAAGTAAATCTTATGAGGACTATAAGCGCAAAACAAAAGAATTTTATGGTGAAGAAGCTCATCAGAAAATTATGGAATCATTAGCTGCAGAGAAAGCCGAAGATGTTTATATTTCGACAGCTGATTTTGCCGGTTCATCGTCTTTAGCATGGGACGATCGTTCAGTTGAAGAAAAGCGAACGTTTTATGATAGTTATTCCAGACGATATTTCGAAAGTACTGTATGCCAAGTACTTGAAGCAGAGTATCATTTGAATCGTAACAGATGCCTTGGCATGGATGTAACTGTGAACGATTTCTACGAATTTTTAGGCATCAAACCTATAAAAGGTGGCAACAAAATTGGATGGTGGTGGTCGGACGAAATATATTGGATCGATTTTATCCATCATAGAACAGAACTGGAAGACGGGTTGGAAATATATTTGATTGAATTTGTATATCAGCCGGGCTTCGATAACGAAGAAGATTGTTGATATTCGCGAAAAATACAAGCCGTTATATGAAGACGGTAGAAAGGAGATAACTTATGAACAAAAAAACTTTATTGGGAATCATTCCTATTGTTGTGTTTGCTGCGTTACAGACAGCAATCTCAGAACTCAGGATGGATTTATCAATTAAAGAGGTGGTCAAAGAAGAGATCGCCAATCAGAAGTCGGAAGAAACAGAAGGGGAGTAACAACTCCTCTTCACTTTTATTTAAGGAGAGAAAATCATGTTTAAATCAAATCTGAACAATTTCATGAAAAACATTGGTGCAAAATTAGGAGCAAATGCACCGGGAATCACGATTGGATTAGGCACAGGAGCAATCATCGTATCTGCAGTTATGGTTGGGGTAGCAACGCCTAGAGCGATGGAGCTCATTGAGGATGCAAAAAAAGCTAAAGTCAAACGTTTAGAGAACGCTAGAAAGAAAGCTCCGGAAGATGCAGTTATCGATGAGGACGAAGAACTCACAGTGGTAGAAATCATCAAAGCTGGATGGAAACCTTATATGCCGGCAATTATGACAGCAGCGGTGGGTATTGCTTGTATTGTTGGTGGTACAAGAGTTAATGCAAGGCGAAATGCAGCATTATCAGCAGCATACACAGTTGTAGAGCAGACTCTTAACGATTATACAGCAAAGACAAAAGAAATTGTTGGTGATAAGAAAGAGAAAGAAATTCGTGATGCTATTGCTGCTGATGAAATTAAAAAAAATCCTTACGAAGGGTGTAACGTAGTGAAAATTCCAAAGTTTGGAAATACGCTGTGTTATGACGTGCGAGCCAATGATTATTTCATGGGAGACTATAACATGATTAAGAAGATTGAGAATGATCTTAATCGAAGATTATTCAGTGAAATGTTTATATCCTTGAACGATCTTAGAGATGAATTCGGCTTGTGCCATGATAAAGAACTTGGCGATGATATAGGTTGGAATGTTGATCATCCTATTGAATTTACTATTACAACAATGCTGGCAGATAATAACGAACCGTGTCTGGTTGTCAATTATGTAATTGCACCGAGATATGATTACCGCAATTTGCACTGATGCGCATTTTTTACACAGTCTTATATGGAATAATAATAAAATTTTCAGGAGGAAAATGAGATGAACGAAAACGAAATTATGGAACAGGCAAATGAAACTGTTAACGATGTAAAAGAGGTTAAAGAAACCGGTAATGACAGCTACGGTATTGGCATTCTTGTTGTTGGAGCGTTCGCGCTTGGCGGAGCAGCTGTAGTAGGAGCTAAGAAAGCATATCGCTGGTTTAAAGATCGGAAACACAAACCGGAAGTCGTTGATGGCGATGTCAAGTGTGTGAATGACGAAGAAGTTCAGGAAGAAGAATCCGAGAATAAGTAATTGTTCAATAAGGAGTGGTGTTATCAAGCACTGCTCCTTTTTCTTTTTATTAAGGAGGATATTTATGTACAAATATGTATATAGAGGACCAGTATATTCATTTGGTCGTATGATTACTGATTGCTGGGTTGGTGAGACGTATGCCGTAACCATGAAGAAAGCCAGGAGTAATTTGTTTCATCAATGTAAAAAAGCACTTGGAATGTCAGAAACAGCAGCAATCTGTTTACCAGGAACAATAAGAGAGGAAAAAGTAGAGTATGTCGGATAGAGAAGCAAAGAAACCGAGACTTGAGAAGATGGTCGATGCTTCTGAGTATAAGCAGAAAGACACTGCGATAAATAAGTTAATTAAGGCTTTCATTCCAGATAATATATATGATCTTAAAGATTATATTGTCAGTGAGATCGTGATTCCGACGATCAAAGATGGTCTTGATGACACATGGAACGCTGTATTCAGGGGTAGCGGACGTAAGAAATCATCCAGCAGACGTGGAAGACGTTATTACGATGACGATGATGATATGCGACCAGCTTACCGTAAATATTATGATGATCGCAGGAGAGACGATAGATACAGTGATGATCGATACTATCAACCAGAGCGTTCTGATTTCAAGAATGTGAAATTCAAGAGCCGTGGAGATGCTGAGCGAATCTTAACAAAGATGGAAGATATTATCTATAAGAATCGATTTGTGAGTTTGCTGGATTTTTATGATCTTACCGGGCAGCCTACCAGATCCACAGATGATAACTACGGATGGACCAATTTGGATAGGGCTAAAGTGGAACGTTTGAGATCCGATAATGGATATATTATTCGTTTCCCAAGTCCAATGCCGCTTGATCGTGAGTATGATTAATTTATATTTTGAAAAGGAGAACAAATCATGAAGAAATTTCAGTTACCAAAAATTACACTTAAAGGTAAAGCAAAAAGAATTGTAGTAAAGGCAAAAATCAAAAGCCCAACAATTATGATTGTGGCAGGAGTCGCCGGTGTTGTAGGCGGAACAGTTATGGCGTGTAGAGCAACTATGAAACTCAAACCTATTCTGGATGAGGGAAAAGAAGCTACCAATGATATTCACGAGTATGCCAGCTCCGATGAAGCGAAAGAGAAAGGTTATACAGAAAAAGAAGAAACAAAAGCAGTAGTTGTTGAGAATCTGAAAACAGCCGGTAAAGTGGTAAAACTCTATGCCCCAGCAGTAGCAGTTGAAGCTGTGTCAATTGGATGCATTGTAGGAAGTCATAAGATTCTCACAAAGAGAAACGTTGGTCTGGCAGGGGCTTATGCCGCAGTACAGAAAGAATTCAAAGATTACAGAGATCGTGTCGTGGAAAGATTCGGTGAAGATCTGGACCGTGAGCTTAAGCACAATATCACCAGAACGGAATATAAAGAAAAAGAGACAGACGAAAACGGTAAGAATAAAACCGTAAAGAAATCCGTTGATGTTGCAGGTGATGGAACTGGATATTCTGGATATGCCAAATTCTTTGACGAAGCATCAAGAGAATTCACAGGTGACCCAGAACATGATAAATGGTTCCTGATGAGAGCAGAAGAACTGTTTAACAATAAACTTCGTACCGATGGATTTGTATTTATTAATGATATTTATGATTATCTTGATATTCCTCGTACGCAGCAGGGACAGACTGATGGTTGGGTTTATGACGCAGAACATCCAGATGCTTATCCGATTAGCTTTGATATTATGAATATTAATAAAGAAGCTAATAGAAGATTCGTAAACGGATATGAACCGGTCATCCTTTTGGACTTCAAGAACTGCCGTTATATTCTTGATCAGATTTGAATGATTGGACTTAATACAGTAAGAACGGGAACTATTCAAGATATTTTTGATTATCCTTGGCTTTATGGTATGAGTCAGGGATAGAAAGGAGCGTATATGACAGGACGAGATTTAATTGTTTATATCTTAACCAATCATCTGGAAAATGCCGAAATTCGAAATGGTAAATTAATGGTATCCGGTAATGATTTCATGAAAGATGAACAGGTAGCATCCATACTTGGTGTTGGAATGGCTACTATTAAGGTGTGGTACGAGAATGATTATTTCGAAGGGGCTTGCAGAGAAGAGGGAGTTATTTATATTCCTAAAGATGAAGTAATTCGAATATTGTCTGAAAAGTTTAAGGAAGCAGGGGTGAGAATATGAAAAGTATTATTTCTTATACATTTGCAGCACTCGCAGGTATTTGCTTTATTAAGGGATTAGCGTTGGTCAAATAGGAGGTATCGGATGGAGCGTCTTGAATATTTACTTTCAATAGTTCAATTTGCAACTGATACAAAAGAAAAACGCCATATTGTAGGAGGGATGCTGGTCAGTATCTCTCTTTTATTTGGCGGGATGGCATTCACCGTGATGACAATGAAAGATGAGGATGAGAACTATGAATAGAGCATTATGTTTTATATTTGGTGCTATAGCTGGCACGGCATTGGGTTATTATATCGCTCGACAGAGATGCGAAGAAGAAATTGAATCGGTCAAAGAGGCTTTCAGAGAAGATTCTGAGCGTGAAGAATCTAGCGTTGACCATAATGAAGCTGACGAGAATCCAGACAGAGAGCCTATAGATTCTTCGATACGTCCAGCAGTTAAAGAAGCCATTGATTACATGAATACAGTTCGTAAGGCTGGATATACTGCAGCACCAGATCCGACAGACGAAGATGAAGTCAGTGATATTCCATATGAGATTACTCCAAATGAATTTGGTGATATCGAATACGAGGAAGTAGAGCTTGTTATGTTTGCTGACGATGTATTGGCTGATGGTGACACATACGAACGAGTTGAAGATGTTGATAATGTCGTGGGTGAGGATAATCTGCAGAAGTTTGGTCATTATGAAGAAGATCGTGTTTGTGTCCGCAATGACAGACTCAAATGCGATTATGAGATTATCAGAGAACGAACATATGAGCAGGCATATAAAACAATGTATCCTTATAAACCTTACGACGAAGATGTGGAGGATTAATGGACGTAAGGGAACAATATTTTAATTGGATGTATGACATGGTGTTCACTAAACGAGCACCATCATATGTCCGGTTATTAAGATACTTAAACAGTCAGGAATTTACTTACAACATTCGTCTTGATGGTAACAGAGCTGACGACGGTTTATATTTACGATATCGTTTTAAGCAAGAGAATCATCTAAGAGCTGTTGACGTAGATAGATGTTTGACTGGTAAATGCAGCGTACTTGAGATGATGGTGGCACTGTGTTTACGAATTGAAGAGGATATTATGGACGATCCGGTTAAAGGAAACAGAATTCACAAATGGTTTCATGTTATGCTCAAGAGTCTTGGATTACTAGACATGGATGATGCATATTTTGATGAGCGGTACGCAGACAAAGTGATTACAAGATTCTTGAATCGGGAATATGAACCTAATGGAGCTGGTGGATTATTCCGAATTAAGGATTGTCCGTATGATTTAAGAAGCGTTGAAATATGGTATCAGATGTGCTGGTATTTTGACAGTATTTTGTAAAGGAGTCACAAAAATGAAATGATAGATTTTATTAAATTTCATGTCGAAAAGCCGAAAAAGATAGGTGGTCCATCGTTTGCATATCCCAAATTTCTGCTGAAGAAAAGTTCAGATCTTATGATTCAGGGTGGTGATTTTTACGCTATCTGGATTGAAGAAAAGGGTTTATGGTCAAAAGATGAACAGGACGCTATTGACATGATTGATAATGAGCTTCGAATGTTCGTCAAAGCAAATAAAGATAAGTATACAGAGCTTATACCTTTATATTTATGGGATTCAACATCAGGTATGATTGATCGATGGCATAAATATTGTCAAAAACAGTTGCGAGATAATTATCATGTACTTGATGAAAAGCTTATATTTTCGAATACTGTTACGACAAGAGAAGATTATGCCAGTAAAAAACTCAAGTATCCGTTAGAACCAGGAACTATAACTGCTTATGATGCTCTGATGTCTACTTTATATTCTCCGGAAGAAAGAGAGAAACTTGAGTGGGCTATCGGAGCTATTGTATCTGGCGATAGTAAAAAGATTCAGAAGTTTCTGGTTCTGTACGGATCTGGCGGAACTGGTAAATCAACAGTTCTGAATATTATCCAGAAGCTGTTTGAAGGGTATTGTTCGTCGTTCGATGCAAAAGCCTTAGGTTCTGCAAATAGTTCATTTGCGTTGGAGCCGTTTAAAACAAATCCGCTTGTAGCAATTCAGCATGACGGTGATTTATCCAGAATTGAAGATAATACAAGGCTTAATAGTTTAGTTTCCCATGAAAAAATGCCGGTAAATGAGAAATTCAAATCCATGTATGAAATGAAATTCAATGCTTTTCTGTTCATGGGTACAAACAATCCAGTAAAGATTACCGATGCCAAATCAGGTCTTATAAGACGACTAATTGACGTAACGCCGTCAGGTAAAAAGTTGAGTTTCAGTGAGTATAACAAAGCAATGTCAAACATTGATTTTGAACTAGGAGCTATTGCCAGTCATTGTTTATCTGTTTATGAACATAATAAAACAATATATGACAATTATGCTCCGATTGCTATGTTGGATGCATCAAATGATTTCTACAATTTTATATCTGACATGTATTATGAGTTTAAGAAAGAAGACGGAACTACTCTGAAAGACGCATGGGATTTGTATAAGACTTATTGCGATGAAGCAAAGGTTAATTATCCTATGAGTAAGAGAGTATTCAAAGAGGAACTTAAGAACTATTTTCATGAATTTCATGAAAGATCTACAGATGGTGGTAGGATCAGAAACTTCTATAAAGGGTTTCTTGCCGACAAATTTGATATTCGCATTGGGAAGTCAACGGAAGAAAAAACAAACCTTATAGATTTCAATTCTACAGAATCTATATTTGATAAGATTGCTGCAAATTATCCAGCTCAGTATGCCAACACTGCAGGAACGCCTACTAATGGCTGGGATTATATTAAGACTAAACTGTCTGATATTGACACGTCTAAACTTCATTATGTAAAGGTCCCTGAAAATCACATTGTAATAGATTTTGATATTCCAGATGAAAATGGTAACAAAAGTTTTGAAAAGAATCTGGAAGCAGCGAGTAAATGGCCATCCACATATGCTGAGCTTAGCAAATCTGGTGCGGGCATTCATTTACATTATATTTACAATGGAGACGTTACAAAGTTAAACCGTTTATATTCTGAGCATATTGAAGTCAAGGCGTTCACGGGAAAGAGTTCTCTCAGACGAATGCTTACAAAGTGTAACGATATTCCGATTGCTACGATCAGTTCTGGTCTTCCTTTAAAGAAGGAGAAAAATATGGTAAACATGGACATTGTAACCACTGAGAAGGGGTTACGTACAACAATCAAAAAGAATCTTTGTAAAGAGATACATCCAGCAACCAAACCGAGTATCGATCATATTTACAAGATTCTTGAGGATGCGTGGAACAGTGGTGTTCATTATGATGTATCAGATATGTATCCGAAGATCATGGCATTTGCTATGAATAGCTCTCATCAGGCTGAGTACTGCATGAGCAAAGTTGACGATATGCATTTTAAATCAAAAGACGTAGATGTGAAACCAGCGGTCAGTAACGATGACAGGCTGGTTTTTTATGATGTTGAAGTATTTTCCAACTTGTTTGTTGTCTGCTATAAATTTGATGGGGGAGAAGCGGTGTATCGATTGATCAATCCGACTCGTACAGATATTACAAGACTTTGCCAGTACAATCTGGTTGGTTTTAACTGTCGAAGATATGACAATCATATTATGTATGCGTGGATGCAGGGATACACAAATCAGGAACTTTATATTCTTTCACAACGAATCATTAACAAGGATAAAAAAGATGAAGACCGTAGTTGTTTCTTCCGAGAAGCTTATAATATGTCATACACTGATATTTATGACTTTGCGTCTGCCGGAAATAAGATGTCCCTTAAGAAGCTTGAAATCGAGATGGGACATATTACGGAAGCAGAATTAATTAAGAAAGGCTATACTGAGTCGGAAATTAGGAGTATTAAAGCTGGAACGCATCATCAGGAACTGGGATTACCATGGGATCTGCCAGTACCAGAAAAACTTTGGGATAAGGTAGCCGAATATTGTTGTAACGACGTTGTGGCTACTGAAGCAGCATTCCATTATCTTAAGGCAGACTGGACAGCAAGACAGATTCTGGCAGATTTGGCAGGTATGACGGTCAATGATACCACGAACACGCTCACAACTAGAATTATATTTGGTGGTAACAAAACCCCTCAGTCGGATTTCCATTGGAGAGATCTTGCTGAACCGGTTTTTGATATGGATGAAGAGATGCATGAGTTCTTATCCGAAGCTTGTCCGGTAATGATGTCTCAGACTCACGGAGAAGCAGGAAGTCTGTTACCATATTTTCCTGGATACAAATACGAATTCGGTAAGAATACTTATCGTGATGAGGACGTTGGTAAAGGTGGATACGTATATTCTGAACCTGGTATGCATATTCTGGTTGCATTGCTGGATATTACTTCCATGCATCCGCATAGCACAATTGCTGAGTGCTTATTGGGCGTGATATATACACGAGCATATCGTGAAATTGTAGAGGGTCGAGTAAGCATTAAACATGAGGCATGGGAAGAAGTCAATCATATGCTGTGCGGTAAACTTACACCATTTATTCAGATGGTTAAAGATGGCGAAATGTCATCTGACGATCTGGCAAACGCGTTGAAGACAGCTATTAACTCTGTGTATGGTCTTACATCAGCAGGATTTGAGAATCCGTTTAAAGATCCTCGTAATGAAAACAATATTGTTGCTCTTCGTGGAGCGTTATTTATGGTTGATCTAAAGCATGCTGTACAGGAAAGAGGATTTACAGTAGCTCACATTAAGACCGATTCTATTAAAATTCCGAACGCAACACCGGAAATTATTCAGTTTGCTATGGATTTTGCTCAGAAATACGGTTATACATTTGAGCATGAGGCAACTTACGAAAAGATGTGTCTGGTGAATAAGTCTACATACATTGCAAAGTATGCCACATCGGAACAGTGTGAAGCTATGTATGGTTATATTCCGAAAGATAACAAGAAGCATCCGGGACAGTGGACTGCGACTGGTGATCAGTTTAAGGTTCCTTATGTATTCAAGACTTTGTTTAGTAAAGAAGCCATTGAATTTGAAGATCTTTGTGAGACATTTTCCGTCAAATCAGCTTTATATTTGGATATGAACGAGGATTCGGAGGATGTGTCTGGATTGGAGAAGGAACTGGATAAGCTTGAGAAGAAGATTAAGAAACTCCAGAAAGATAATCCGGGTCAGACCTATCCTGAAGAATGGGATACAGAGATCGATACACTTGATAAACAGATTTCAGACGGACATGCTTATATTTTCATTGGAAAAGTTGGTCAGTTCTGTCCTATTAAAGATGGTTGTCATGGCGGATTACTGATGAGAGAGCAGAACGGTATGTATTATGCAGCAACCGGTACCACTGGATATCGTTGGCTTGAATCTGAAATGGTACGAGATATGCACAAGGAAGCAGATATCAATCGTGGATATTTCGACACACTTGTAACAGACGCAGTACATGATATTTCTGAGTATTGCGACTTTGAATGGTTTAAATCTGATGAGCCTGTACCGATTCCAACGAAAATGCCAGAGTTTATGAACATCCCTGAAGATACTCCTGAAGAATTACCGTTCACATAATTTACAATTCCCTATATGAATAAAAACATTCAAAGGAGGATAAAAAATGAAGAAAATGTTTGGAAAGGTTTGTTATGCTATAGGAGGAACATTAATAAGTACCTTTGCACTCGGAGTAATATCCGGAATGGTTATGAGTCCGTGTACCGAGGTGAACATTAAGGACAGATCGGACAAACCAGAATAAACGGCTTCAAAAGAGGAGACCGAAGAATGATATTTAACAAGCAGAAAGGCTCAGTTTACACTGGGTCTTTTTGTTTTCTAAAATTATATTTTAAAGGAGATTAAAGAAATGCCAAACTTTACAGAACCAAACTACAACATTAAAAAAATCACAATCCGTGACGCACATATCCGATTCAGAAATTTCGGTGGTGGTAGATATGGACGAGAAATCACACTGAGAATCGATGATCCAGATATTGCACAGGAGATGGCAAATGACGGATGGCCGGTGAGAACCATTATTCCAGACGATCCAAATTACGATCCAATTTACCAGATGCGTGTGGCTATATCTTACCGTGATCGTGAGGGACATCTGTTTGACGAGAATGATACACGTCTGCCTCATATTTATATGTGTACAAGAAAAAGACGGCATGAACTTAATGAAGACACAATTGCAAGACTGGATCGAGCTGAGCTGGATAAAGTGGATCTGACAATCAGAGCGAGATGGTGGGAAAACGAAGAAGGATGGCACATCAAAGCGTTTCTGAGTCGTCTGTATGCAACAATTTGTGAGGATGATCTTGACGCTGAGTATGCTGAGCAGGAGTGCCCGGAGGAATAAATGGCTTTTCTGTATGATGAACAAAAAGAAGCCGTTCGAAAAATGAAAAATGGATGTATCCTATGTGGTGGAGTTGGGTCTGGGAAATCTCGGACCTCACTCGCCTATTATGTTACACAAAATGGCGGATCATTTGAACCATTCAAACCTATGAAACCAAATGCAAAAAATCTTTACATCATTACAACCGCTTATAAAAGGGACACTTTAGAATGGGAAGGCGAATTATTGCTTTTTGGTCTGGATAAGGATTACGAGAAAAGTCTCAGTAAAGTACGAATTACAATAGATAGCTGGAATAATATAGGAAAATATAAAACAATCGAAGGTGCTTTCTTTATATTTGACGAACAAAAGGTATCTGGTAAAGGGGCTTGGGTTAAATCGTTTTTAAGGATTGCTGAGCATAATGAATGGGTTCTATTGTCTGCAACTCCTGGCGACAAATGGGACGATTATATTCCGGTATTCATTGCAAATGGTTTCTATAAAAACAGAACAGAATTTAACCAGGAGCATTGTGTGTTTGCAAGATTCTCTAAATATCCAAAAGTTGAGCGGTGGCTTAATGTGGGGCGTTTAATCCGATTGAGGAATTCTATATTGATTGATATAGAGATTATACGACCAACAATACGACACGATGAAGATGTTTATGTTGAATATAACAGAATCATTTACAAAGACATGATGAAGAATCGTTGGGATATTTGGAAGAATGAACCTTTTCAGACAGCTGCTGAGCTGTGTTATGCATTAAGAAAGGTGGTGAACTCTGATGATAGTAGATTGGTAGCAACTATGGAACTATTTGAGAAGCATCCGAGAATGATCATATTCTACAATTTCGATTATGAATTGGAGCTTCTTAAATCACAGTATTACGGAGAGGATGTTGAAGTTGCGGAATGGAATGGACACAAGCACCAACCAATACCGGAATGCGATTCATGGGTATATTTGGTGCAGTACACCGCCGGGGCTGAAGGATGGAATTGTATTAAAACTGATACGATCGTGTTTTACAGCCAAAATTACAGTTACAAAATTATGGAGCAGGCAGCGGGGCGTATAGACCGATTAAATACTGGTTATAAGGACTTATATTATTATCATCTGAAGAGCCGTGCCAGTATTGATTTAGCAATAAGTAGAGCATTAGTAAGTAAGAAGAAATTTAACGAAGGTAAGTGGAGTAACAAATTCAAAACCTAAGAAAGGAATGATATTTATGGGAAAAGATTCAATGAAAGAGTTCATCGACGAAGCTACGTATTCATCTGAAGTTTTAGCATACATTGTCGCGAATGCTGATAAGCTAAATCCTGTTGACGCACTTATATTTACTACAATGCTTATCAAGTTCGGTAAAGATGCAGAGAATATTTATTTTAAACTGAAACGAGAAAATAGAGAGACCAGAACTACTGAGATCAAATTTGAAGGATAGTTTGGTGGTTGATTAGAAAGGGGGAACATTATGAGTAAATACAATATGAAATTAGATAAAGATCAGATAAAAACCCTTTGCAAATTAGAAAACGTTATTGGTCAGTTAGTAAATATTGATGTTAACCCGAGCTGGTTATCGAATATTCCTCATAGAGAGTTTTTAGACAGCATGTATATTGTATACAGACTCGACGCAACTTGTATATTTGGTGATGGTTTTCGAGAGACTAAAACAATGTTGATAGATAATGGTATAGTGCAGTATATGGCTGTTGAAGAACAGGACTTATATATGGCAGCAATGAGGAACATTAAACCGGAAATATTATCGATGAGCGATTTTGTTTATGACACGCCACTTTTAACTATATCAGTGTCTGGCTTTATATATGGAGCTTTCGCAATTGTAAGTAGAGATATTATGGATTCTGTGGCAGAAAAGATCGGCAATGATTTTATGCTACTCCCAGGAAGCGTTCATGAGATGCATGCGATCGACGTCAATTTCTTTGATCTGAATCATACAGAACTTACTTATGATAAATCTTTCATACGATCTATGGTTTACAAAGCATCTCATGATGTTAAAAACAGAGATGAATATCTTACAAGTGATGTTTATATTTACAATCGTGAGCTTAAGGAACTTAGAACTTTGAAAGGAGATCAGTCATGGAAGTTGTAACTGATATGATCGACCAGGTTTCATACGAATGTGGCGAGTCTTCCGGTTATATCGATGGAAGTAAGGACGGTTATGAGTATGGCTATCACGATTGTATACTGGATCTAATAAAAAAGAGCAACTATATTGCTAGAACTAGGAAAAGAAAGATTCGTAAGCTTTTATATTTTACGAAACAGAAGCTGTGGGGAGTGGCATTGCTGCTCCTCACTTTTTTAGTAGCTGATTGGTCTGGCGGAGATATGACAGCAGGAGTTCTCACGATTCCAATGAGTTTAATACTTATATTTTCAAAGAGGAGGTGGTTGCTATGAGCATTATAAGTTGGCTTATATTTTGTGTGTTTGTGTTGATTATGGGTGTTATCGACCTGACTCTTTGTATCGTTGATAGAGAAGAACGTCGTAAGGAGGATGAGAAAAATGAATAAATTCACTGCAGTGTCTATAGTTTTATATTTGGTGAATCTGTTTATGATAAAGGTACATTTCAAGAGTCCGTCTGCCAATGTTCGGTATGCATTGGATGTAGAGAAGAGTTGGGAGAAGATTTGGTATTCTATAACGGCTTTGTGGTTGGTGCTGAATATTCTGTGCGTGGCAGTAACTGCTATTAAACTGATATTTATGTATTTATAGGAGGTACGCTGAATGATTAAATTATTGGTTATTTTATTTTTAATTATGCCAGTGACATCTATATTAAAAAGTTTCGTTTCGGATTATGATAAATGCTATTCTGAAAGAGAAGATGAAGGATATGCTGTGTTTGGATGTTGCCATGGCCTTGTCGGCGGAAGTCGGAACACCAATTATTTGCAGGAGTTTTGTATCAATTGTCCGTATTTAGTATTGCTAGATAAGGAGGATAAAAAAGATGATTTGTCCTAAGTGTGGTGAAGGTAGAGCAGTCGTTAAAGACACTAGAGATGTTGAATGCGGAAAGGTTAAACGTTTCCGGAAATGTGATAAGTGTGAGTATATCTTCCATACGTATGAAATAACAGAAGACGAGTATGAAGATATAGCATTTGATGAAGCGGGAGAAGGTGACACTTTATGATTGAGATTAGAGATGATATTAAAGAAAAATGTCAGGATTGTCCAATGTTTTCACCAGAAACTACATGCGATAAATTCTACGGTGATAATAAAGTCGTAGCAACTGTAGTGCATGTATGCTGTGAGAATCGGAATACTTGCGATATGGTCGAACAGTATTTAGAAGGGAGAATGAAATGACTTTATACGTAGTTCATGGAAATACCTATTACGACGGATACGGACATATCGAAAATATATTCGGTATCTATACAAAAAAAAGATGAGGCGGAAGCCGCTAAAGATCTAACGATCAAAGAACTTTATGAAAAAGAAATTGCAAGAGGCTGGATGTCTATAGTTGACGATATATCGGACATTGAAGTAGATATTCTGGAAATTGAATCTGACAAACTTGTTGATATTGAGTTAGGAGGTTATTGTGAATGATTAGATTGGAAAAGAATGTAGTTGGAAGGAATGCTTATCGGGTATCTAAGGTGTGGAAATTAGGTTTCCATGCTTTTTTAAACGGTGATGATTTTATATTACGCTTTTGTTATTTAAGAACCCAAAAACATACTCACTATATTCAGGCATCTGCGAAGGTCTGCAATAAGGGAAGGGAGAATATAAAATGAGAGACTACGGTTTAGAAGAGATTATTGCTAGATAAGGAGGACGATAAAGATGACTGAAATGAAAAAATCAAATTTAAAATTAATTCTTATTATTGTTGCGGGGATTCTTGCGGTTGTCATGTTAGGTGTATTCGGAGTGCAGAGCTCGCAGAATAAAGCTTTTTCACTGGAGGAGCAGGTGAATACAGCTGATTCAGACATCAAAGTTCAGGAAAAAAGACGTGTGGATCTGGTTTATAACCTTGCGGATTGTGTGAAACAGTATGATACGCATGAAGCTGATACACTTACCGCCATCGTTGAAGGACGCACTTCCACCGGAGATATTGAAAATGTTACAACAACGATTGCCGCTGTAAGCGAGGCTTATCCGGAATTAAAATCTAATGAAAACTATAAGGAACTGATGAATGAACTTTCTATTACAGAAAATCTAATAGCAGAATATCGCAGTAATTATAACAAACAGATAAAAGTGTACAGACGATATGTGAGAAAATTTCCTACACGAATCTTTTTAAATATTCTTGGATATGAGGTTCAGGAGTATACCTATTTGGATTATAAAGCTCCGGTTGATGCACCACAGAATCTGTTCGAGGAATAAGCTTATGAAGAATCGAAAAAGATTTGATTTTGGAGATTTTGAAATTACAAAAAGAGAAATCTTAGCAAGTATATCCATTATAGCGGTTTTGTTACTTATTGGTTTTATAATTTCCGGTAAAATATCGGATCATTTGATGGATAAAAACGAGAAATACAATAAAGCCGTAAAGATTGAAAATCAGGAATTATTTGAATATGGTATGCGAACTGATATCGGGAATGCATTTGTGTATGGTAATTTGGAAGCTGTCGATACTGTTACTTATCCTGAAATTGGTGGGAAGTATATGTATGTACGAAAGGTTGAAGAGCATTACACGATGCATACCCGTCAGGTTGCTCATACAACAACCGTAAATGGACACTCCCATACATATTATACGACTGAAGTTTATTGGTCATGGGATTATGTTGGGAGTGAGGATAGGAGTTGTAAAGAGATATCTTTTTTTGAAACACATATTTTCAAGTAAGAAGATTCAATTTCCGGATGATGATTATATCGATACCTTAAAAGAATCATCTCATGTACGCTTCAAATATTATGGGGTTGGTTTAAAGTACACTGGAACGATATTTACAGAATTAAAAAATAAAACAATAAAAAATAATTCGCCATTCTATGAAAATATGACGATTGATAAAACCGTGGAACACTTAGAATCCGATTTTGCATTATGGTTATTCTGGATTTTCTGGATAATTTTAATCGGAGCATGTGCCTACGGTTTTTATTATCTTGATAATGAATGGCTTGAATAAAAAAGAGATTAAAAAAATGAGCGAAAAGTAAGAGAGAAAAATCAAGCATGGAGATATGGGCTGAAGACGAAGTAAAAATTGCTTGTGCACGTGAGAATCCGAATCGTAAGGAAGGGGAGGACGAAAATGATTAAATTAGAAAATGTGGTTCTGGCGAGTCCAGAGCAGATGGAGTTTATTATTGAAGGCATGAGAAACCCTATGAACTCATGGAAAAAGAGTGATAGCTATGCTGGTCATGAATATATGGGAACTGGAAATGAGTATTTTAAACTCGGTGAAAATGACCACTCTCTCATGCAGCGATTATCAGATGCCGGTACAGAGCATCGTAAGTACATGCGAATGATGCCGGTGTATGTGAGGATTACGGCACCATTATATTGGTGGAAAGAGTTTGATACATATAAGATCGGGACAGTTGCAAACTCTTGCAGTACGATGCACAAGATTGCGGAGAAAGAATTTTCATTGGAGGATTTTTCGTGTGAGCATCTTGGTGTATTTATTCCGGCTGAAAAAAATGATGGCGTTGAGGATTACAAGAATCTATGGATAGCGGCACTGGAGGAGACTATCGACTATTTGAATGTTGCTCGTACTTTTTACAACCGAGAAACTGATCCAGAACTTAAGAAAAAATATTGGTGGCAGATGATTCAGCTTCTTCCGAGCAGCTATAACCAGACTCGTAATGTTATGCTGAATTATGAGGTTCTGGCGAATATTTACAGACAGAGGAAGAATCATAAGCTGGATGAGTGGCGAGAGTTCTGCAAATGGATTGAGACTCTTCCATACTCCGAGTTGATTACTGTAAAGAAAAAGTCATTTTCAGCTTTATCGCCTATGTTGCAACCTGGGTATATGTATGCTCAGAATGAATGTATTAATCCAGATGTTGATCAAATATCTGAATATCTAAAGACGCTTTGGTTGAGATGACAGAAATGTCTGACGACACTGACCGTGATACTTTATTGAAGAAGACTATGTTTGGAAATCCTATGAAACAAGGAGGTAAATATGGCGAAAATAGCTGATAGCAGCATGGACGGAGAATTAACGATTAAAGTCAAGGCGACATTAACCGTGGATGAAGATACGTTTGATACTTGTGTAAATATTATGGCGATCTATGCAAGAGAACACGGCATAAAAGGAATGACACTTGATTTTCGAAAAACAGCTCCTAGTTGGTTGGGAAGATTTCTTATGAGTGATGAAGCTGTGGAAGATATCCTTGGTGCCAAGACAAAATACAATAAGTAATAATGGGCTCTCTTCAGAGGGCCTTTTATATTTGGAGGACTGAGTTATGAGAATACATTGCGAAAATTATAGCAGTGACGACATAAAGCGAGTATATATTTGCTTAGCGAACACGAACGAATTACTTGGATTGGATGTAGTGAATCCAGTGGACGGTAGCCCAGTATTGAAAGGATTTAATAAATCAAATACAACAAAGATAGATTTTGAAGATGGTTTGGAGCTTGATAATTTTATAGAAGCATTACTACAACTTCAGCATTATCACAGAGTTCACGCTGGAGTATGGAGAGGTATGAGATGAGCGAACAGCTTGGAAAATCAATGGATGCGTTGATACCTAAAATAAAAAATGGTTCTAAAGTATCTGTAGGAAAATTATATACTGTGACTTTTAACATTGATCATCATTTTAATTGGTTTCAGAAAAAAATGATTAAATGGTGTTTCGGGTTAACAGTGGAAGATTATACGGAGGAATAAGTTATGTTATATATTTGTGTGAGAACGTATGCGGATGGAAAATACATTAATATGGTATTTCCTAGGATATTCACAAACTATCATGAATGTATAGAGATGTGTATAGATCTTCAACAAAAACTTGGTCAAGAATCCGATGAACGTTGGATTCCTTTTCCATTGTATCAAGAAGATTGACACGCACATTTTACAACTCCTTATATGCAAGAAACAGATAAAAACAATCAAGGAGGAATTGTATTATGTTAAACGAAAAAATCAAAGAAAAAGCAAAGAATGGAGCTGAAAAGGTTAAAGATTTTTGGGATGATTATGGTTTAGTCATTGGTTATTGTGCTGTTTGCGTTGCTATTACGGCTGGAACGGTAGCGTTAGAAAGACGCAGATCAAAGAAAGCATTAATAGCATGGCGCGAAGCACAGAAACAAATGTTGGATGGTAATCGAAACTATGATTATGGACCGTATAAGCTTTGTAAGTTCTTCGACCCGAACACTTTAGAAGAAATCGGAAAGATAGTAATGCATAAAGACACCGTTGAGGCGTTTTTGAAAGTTAGATAATTGCAAAACAAGATCAGGGATTGTATTAAACACAGGCTCTTTTCTTTTCAAAAAATATATTCAGGAGGTATGAGATGATAGTTGATAGTGATTTAAGAGAAGTAAACTTTGAGAAGTATTGTATTATTTGTAAACATGCGGAATGTCCAGAGCACGAAGATCCTTGTTTTGAGTGTTTAGATAATCCACTTAATTATTGTACAGAGAAACCTGTAAAGTGGGAGGAGAAGGAATGAAACCTAAACATGCATGGAATAGGAAACGTAATGGGACACATAGCAATTTAAGGTATTATCGGAACTGGAAAAAGAGGCTCAGTCGCTTGAGAGTTAGGCGGGACGGTTCCATATATATTATCGTTAATAACCGTCAAAAAATGGCAGGAAAGCCTATGAGACGCACACGACAAATAAAAATAGCGAAGAAGAGATACTTAGATTATCTTGTGAAACAGTATTTTGGAGGTAACAGTAATGAGTCATGATATGAAGAAGAGCTCGTATAAAAAAGAACGTTTGGAGGAAACAAAATGAGTAGAGAAACCAGAAAGAGTGCTGCAGAAAAACGTATTGAAAAGGAGAAAGCAGCACACAAAAAGCAATGTAGATATGTAGAGATGGAAAGAGACCGGAGACGTGAAACAGCTGAACGAGCGTTTCATCATAAACCTTACGGAATAGGAGAATGATATGGAAAAATTATATATTGCATTAATGATTGGCGCAATAATTGCGTCTATATTTGCAGCTGGGGTTCTTATATGGGCGTTTGTAAATGTTCGAAAACAAATAATGAACCTGAATCTATACAGATAGTTATTGGAATCGGAGCACTTGTAGTTAGTGCTCTTGCTATATTCGAAATCATATTTTTTTATTTGGGAGGTGATTTTATGACATACGAACTGTGTATTTTTGTAGCCATGATACAAATGGGAATATCTTTATTTATGTTTGCCGTTTTTATGTGGGCTGCATTTAAGTTGCTTGATAAACACATGTCAGTTAGTGTTGCATGTTGTACAGGAGCACTTGTGATATTGGCAGCGGTTGTAGCTGAATTATTTATCATTATGGGAGTAGTACTGATATGAGTAGAATAGGTAAAGAACTTCCGAAAGAGTATTCGGACAGATTTGATGAATTACGGCAGAATCGTGTAGAGGTTAGTTATTATAAATATGGAACTGCCGCAGACAACTTTGGAATGAAGCTGGTGAATGCACTGGAAAGTCACGATATGTGTATTAAGAAATATAAGGAAACAGGAAACACTGAGTATCTTTGTGATGCTGCCAATTATTTAATGTTCGAATTTATGTATCCTCAGCGCGAGGGTGCTTTTTTTAAGTCTACAGACAGCGGAGAAAGCGCTGGAGTTGCTAGGACACCGATTAATCAGTTAAAGGAGAAGTGGTATTGATGAAACGGATGGGTATAAACACGAAATACGGTTCACAAATGCCGATTAGTGAGCTGTTACAAGTTGTTGCTGAAATTGAAAGCACGTCTGGGTTAAGTATTTACGACATTCTTATGTATTTTCAAGAAGGATATATATTTCAGGAACAGCCTGTTAGAAAACATTTTTATAATATAGGAGGACATATATTATGAGCGAACAGAACAATGTTTTATATTTGGTTGCGGCAGATACATTAAAGAGTGCTAAGCAGTTAATGGATGCATTTACATTCAGTAATATGCATGAATTGTCAAAAGTTTCTCGTGCTGAACGTACTGTTTATTTAAAAGATGGGCGGATATTTAAGTTTACTTCTATGACAAGTAACAATCGATTTGTTCGAAATCTACGAAACTGGAATATATACAGTGGTAGAGCATTTGAAGAGGAGTTTTTGAATGATGGTAAGTAATATTTGTGTTGGATTTGTGGTTTTTATTGTACTGCTTGTAATAACAGGCATGTTAGGCTGGCTCAACATGTTGATGGTAGACGAAGAAAATCTTTATGCGATATTTGTTGCTTGGTTTGTATCTACAGCTGGTTTAGCAACATGTCTGACCTATATTTTAGTTATGAAAGGTTTTATTTAGAAAGGTGTATTTAGATGATGGAAGTAGAAATAACGCTTGATCGAGATGATATGGAAAAATTGAACAAGGGTGGTAGTGTAGAAGTTTTACCGGGATATTGTAGATATGACAATTTAACTAAATTCGTAATCAAGGGAGTTAAGGTAGATGGTGACAGAAAAGAAAACAATCGATAAAGAATTAAGCAGGAACGGGTCTGGATATTATGACCCGACTGCATATAAGGCTATGAAGCGTGTAGAAGCCGATGAGAAAAAGTATGGTAGGGATTATGAGAGATTCTATAATCTATTGAATACCATCTTTTATATTTGTAATTTGGCTGGGTTTCATGTGGAGGGTCGGATCGTGCTGACTGACAAGAAAACAGGAAAGGTGTGGAGATAATATGGATGATTATATGTTTTTGGTTTGGGTTACAGTTATGATGATGTTGTTGATGATAATATTCGTATCAGATTAGCGAGGTGTGCTCTATGATTTTATATGGTTTGTTATTACTATTGTTTTTATTCAGCGGCTTTGCTGATGGTAATCCTTTATATTTTGTAGCTGCCGGATTGGTATGTATTGCTTTGGAGATTTGCTGTAGGAAGGACGGTGACGAGAAATGATATTTATAGTATATACATGCGGTGACATACCTAAAGAAGAGTTAATTGAATTGCAGGAGCGACTCGAAGCAGAAGCGAACAGTCCCAATAAAAATAAGGTAATGTGCCTTCCGAGATTTGCTACTATTGCGAGTATTGATGATTGCGATTTAATAAAAGCAAAGGTAACAATGAACACAGATGTCAAAACGACATCTATAGGATTCAAACCTAGCGAACTTGGCAAATAGGGAGAGACTATGTCAAAAACTGCTATTAAAGATATGGTAGAGTTACCAGATATATCCATTCACTTCATTGCGATTGGACCAGGAACAAATAAATAAAGAACTATATATTTCAAAAGTTAGGGCACTAATTACTGGTACTCTTACTTTTTTTTGATGTAGAAGGAGACAAATAAATGAAATTTGTAGGTTGGGAATTATATAATATGAAATTTGTTTGCTATATTGCTGGGGCGATTTCTAAGGATATGCGGTGGTTCATTGTCGCAGCTTTGTTTGCAATTGCTCATGAATTGAGACATATTTGGAATAGAAAGGAGAATAGCAATGAATCATGACTTGATAATAGCTGCTATTTTAACGTTTGTTGGTTTTGTTCTTGGCAAGCTGATTATTTATTTGGTGGGGTAATTGTGTGAAGATAATTGATATTTTTAAAAGAGAGTGGCCGGGATTGGCGGAGCAGATGGTGAAGTGGACACCTTGTGGGATTGGTAGGATTCGTGTGAGGTTAAAGAACAGACTGGAAGTTATATTTACATATTACGACGATGACACATGGAGTTTGGAAACTAATAAGTTTAATTGGAGTTTAGAAACTAATAAGAAAAGGAGATAAATGTTATGAGTATGTATGTCGAATGTGAACTGAAAAAAATAAACATTGACGAAGTTCTTAGCAGTGTCCGATATATAGAACCGGAAGATTTGGTGGTATTATATCGAGAAAAGATTAGACGGCTGGAATCTGTATTGAAAAAGTCGGAAGATGATAATATTCGGCGTTCTGAGATGAATAAAGAATTGTCAGATAGGGTTGAACGTCTTAGAAACAATAATCAAGAGCTGCTGAAAGAGAATGGACGATTGAAAGAAGAGTTGCAGCTAGTTCGTGAAGATAACGATGCATTCAATGAAGATGTCAAGCAGTTGGTTGAGGAGAATAAGAGACTTAGAGCTGATCTTGAAGAGAGTCATGCAAATAACATTAGATTGGTTGCAGAGTTGAGGAATGCTAAAGATATATTGGTAGAAGTTAATAAGAAGTTACTTAACAGTCAGTTTGGTTTACAGTCTATGCCATACCATGATCTTATGATGGAGAATCGTAGATTGTTGCAGAAGCAGGCTAGTCTTGAAACTCAAATCAATATTCTGAATACAAATAGTGACAGGTACAAAGACGATATTGGTAAACTTATGCGTGAGAACGAAGAGCTGAAGACTGATAATAAGCATTTACTGAAAGAAAATAAGAAGTTGATTGAGGAGCGGGACGCTTTATGGGATGAGACGCAACATTTGGACAAAATATATAAGCAGTTGCTGAATGAGAAAAAACGTTTACAGGAAAATTTTGAAGAGTTAAAGGCTTCTTCGGACTTATCCTTGGCTACAGAATTGGCAGAAATATTTGCAGAATTCATGGATAAAAATGCCAAAAATCGTGATGATTTGAGTGTGAAAATCGATGAATTTAGGGAGAAATATCAGTTTGAATAATCGTTATTTGCGGTGACTATGGGCTGAAATTTGACGAAAAACTGTCATTTTTCGGTCTAAAATAGCCGTCCACTTTTATTTTTAAAAGTGTCAAAAAGTGGACCAAAAGTGGACGAGTTGCAAAAGGTGACACTTGAAATTGTGAAAATTCTGTGAAAAATAGTAAAAATTGTCGAAATCCGTCCACTTTTCCCACTTTTTAGGGGGTTTTAACCTATATATGTGAAAATTATCATATAGTTTATATATAAACAAAATAATAATTTTAGTATATATTAATATAGCATTTTGGCGAAAAAGTGGACGAAACGGTATTTTTCAGCAATTTTTAAGTTTTTAGCAGAAAAAGGAGGAATTTTATGAGAAGCGAGAAAAGAAGAGATTGGTATGACGAAATTTATGATACTTATGTATCAATGCATCTCAGAGGTGATGAAGCTAACATCGTCGAATGGACGCCTTTTGGAAGAAATTCAATTGATATTACGTTTAGGGATGGTAGTGTGTTCCGATACAACTATTTCAGAAATTCAATAACCAGACTCGACATAGCTATCAATGATATTAAAACCATGGCGGAACAAATGAGAGAAATGTTTCCTCATAAAATTAGTAAAGCTCTGTTAGATGCTGGCTGTTCTCAAAAAGAATTAGCGCATGGTATTGGCGCGACAGAATGTACTGTTAGTCATTATTGTTCCGGAAAACGGCTTCCAAATCTTATAACAATTTCCATCATGGCTAAATTCTTAAATTGTGATCTCTATGAACTTATACCGTATTATGATCCAAAAGACAACAGAATCAAATAATTTTTTTATAGACCCGATTATGGGTCTTTTATTTTGCACGCGAAAAATACATGGGCTTTTATGAAGAGAGAGGTAATATGGGCATTTCCCATACTTACACTTTCTCTTTTCGTTTACTCATAATAATTTTCTCCAGTACATTTCAGAAGGGAGGTAACGCAATGTCACGATTAGAAAGTAATTTTCAAGCAGAATTGAAAAAAGATCTTAGAGCAATGTTTAACGGTTGCATTGTTTTGAAGACTGACCCGACCGACACTCAGGGTATTCCAGACCTCCTGGTTCTATATCGTGACAAATGGGCCTCCCTGGAATGTAAGAGAAATCGCAATGCAAGTAGAAGACCTAATCAGGAATATTACGTAGATAAAATGAACGATATGTCATTCTCACGATTTGTATATCCTGAGAACAAGGAGGAAGTTTTAAATGAACTACGAGAAGTATTCGAACCTTGTAGGTAAGCATGCGATGTTTTCACCCAGTTCTATAAGTTTGGCAGATAAAACTGATAAAGATATTATTCGATACTGGGCGAGAAAGTATATTCCAGAAATAGGAACAGCTCTGCATGATATTGCTAGAGCTCATATCAAAAATAGAATTAAGTTGACCCGATATTCCAAATCCGAAGTATTGTTATCATTAATTGATACTTACAAAATTCCATTAGCCGTTATAGAAAGAGCTATCGATTTTGATGCCAAGTATCATAATTTGATGACCTATGTGAACGATGGTATTAAGCACCGCATGGTTCCTGAACAAATTTTATATTTGTCGAACTTATGCTTTGGAACTGCGGATACTATTTCTTCTTTGGACTCTGTAGAGAGAACCGGTATGTTACGAATTCATGATTTGAAAACTGGTGACACTCCGGCAAAGATGTTTCAGCTTGAAAACTACGCTGCTTTATTTTGTTTGAATTATAACTACAAACCAGTTGACCTTGAAATGGAGCTTCGCATTTATCAGTCTGGTGAAGTACTGTATCACAATCCTGATCCTAATGATATTCAGTTAACAATGGATCAATATAAGAATGCTAATCAGTTGATAAATGATATTTTGATGGAGGATTAAGAAATGTATGAAGAAAACCCGCCGTTAGACGAAGTTTATGATTTTTATACGATGAGCGAAGATGACTTTTATGACGAAGACAATCTAACTCATTACGGTATGCCAAGAAGATCAGGACGATATCCATGGGGATCTGGTGATAATCCATATCAACATTCAGCGGATTTCATGGCTAGAGTTCAGAGTCTTAAGAAATCTAATGCCACAGCAGTTGACGAATCCACTGGTGAGATTCTTACAGGAGAAAGAGCAATTGCTAAAATTATGGGATTATCTAACACCAAAGAGCTTCGAGTACAGTACGCTTTGGCTAAAGACGAGAAAAGAACATATGACGTTCAGACTGCTAAATCCATGAGAGCAGACGGTAAATCTTTGAATGAGATTGCTAAAGCTATGGGATTTAAGAATGATTCGTCAGTACGATCATTGCTGAACGACCAATCTGCTTCCAAGATGAACAAATCAAAAAAGACAGCTGATACGTTAAAGCAATGCTTGAAAGAAAAACTTAAAGACGATCCTAAAGCTGTATTAGATGTTGGGGTCGGTGTTGAAAGAGAGCTTGGGGTTTCTAAAGAGAAACTGAACGAAGCTCTTTATATAATGCAACAAGAAGGTTACCAGGTATGGAAAGGATCTGTACCACAGGCAACCAATCCAGGAAAGAAAACTAACTTACGAATTGTCGGACCAGAAGGAACTCCAAAGAGCGCACCTTTTGACTATGAACATATTCATTCGGTTAGTGAATACACTTCCAGAGATAATGGTGAGACATTTTCTAAAACTAAGTTTCCAGTCAGTATGGACCCAAAGAGATTAGCAATTAGATATGCTGAAGATGGGGGAACTAATAAAGACGGAGTCATTGAGCTTCGAAGAGGCGTAAAAGACCTTGATCTCGGCGAAAGTCATTATGCACAGGTACGAATCTTGGTTGATGGCGATCGATATTTGAAAGGTATGGCAGTGTATTCTGACAATCTTCCAAAAGGGGTTGATGTTTTATTTAACACCAACAAGTCCAAAGACAAATCAATGAGAGATGTTCTCAAAGAAGTTAAGCGCGACAAAGATGGAAATATTGATCAAGATAATCCTTTCGGTGCTTTGATTAAAGCTAAAGGACAGAGCGAATATATCGGTTCTGACGGTAAAACTCATCAGTCTTTAATTAATAAGACACGAGAAGAAGGTGACTGGGCTGATTGGACAGATAAACTGTCATCGCAGTTCCTTGGTAAACAAAATATCGGTCTTATTAAACAGCAAACGAAGATGGCGATAGCTGATAAGCAGTCGGAATTCGATGATATTATGGCATTGACGAATCCTACTGTTAAAAGGAATTTGCTAGAGTCATTTGCGAATGATTGTGATTCGGTTGCAGTACATTTGGATGCTGCAGCTCTTCCAAGACAGAAATATCACGTTATTTTACCTCTTACTTCAGTATCTGATAAAGAGGTTTATGCGCCAGGATATAAAAATGGAGAAACTGTAGCCCTTGTACGATTCCCTCATGGCGGAACATTTGAAATTCCTATTCTTAAAGTCAACAACAAGATTAAAGAAGGACAAGATGTTATTGGCACCGCAGCAAAAGATGCAATCGGTATCAGTTCTCGTACAGCTGGTATATTATCTGGAGCAGATTTTGATGGCGACACAGTCATGGTTATTCCATGTAACTCTGAAAACAGTAAGATTAAGATCTCTCACAAGCCACCACTTAAAGATCTCGAAGGATTTGAACCTAAAGATACATATGGTAGTGATAAAGTAACTACTGATAGTAAAGGTAATAAACATTATTACCGTAATGGTGCAGAATATAAGATTATGAAGAACACTCAGACTGAAATGGGTATCATTTCAAATCTTATTACTGATATGACTCTCAAAGGAGCTACTGAAGACGAGCTGGCAAGAGCCGTTAAGCACTCGATGGTTGTTATTGATGCGGAAAAACATAAGTTGGATTATAAGTCTAGCTATGCTGACAATGCAATTGCAAGTCTTAAAAAGAAATATCAGGGTGTAACTGAACCTGACGGAACATATCACGAGGGTGCTGGAACCTTATTATCGAGAGCCAAATCAAAACAGATGGTTCTTAAACGAGTCGGCACTCCCAAAATAGATCCTGAGACCGGTGAACTTAAATATAAAGAGGTTACCGAAACCTTTGTAGATAAGAAGACTGGCAAAACTCGTATCAGAGAGCAGGAATCCACCAGAATGGCAGAGGCCAAGGATGCTCATATTTTATCCTCTGGGAATCCAAAGGAAGAAGTATACGCCGACTACGCTAACTCCATGAAGGCTATGGCTAACCAGGCCCGTAAGGAGATGCTATCAGCTGGCAAAATTGAATATAGCAGTTCAGCTCGCCAAGTATATCAAAAAGAGGTATCAGATCTCATGGCTAAGCTTAATATAGCCATGCTGAATGCACCTAAAGAGCGTAAAGCCCAGTTAATAGCGGCATCCGAAGTCAAAGCGAAGCAGCTTGCTAATCCAGATATGACCAAGAAAGAGCTTAAAAAGGCTAAGCAGGTAGCCCTATCGAATGCCCGGTATAAAGTTGGAGCATCTGGTAAGGAATCACGTATTAACATTACTGACAAAGAGTGGGATGCCATACAAG